CTGAACATTCAATAGGATTTCAAACTATCAATGATAAGATAGAAATTAGAGAAGATGGAACGCAAATCTTAACAGAAGTAATTCTTTGGGAAGGTTCAGCGGTAACATTTGGTTCTAATAGTGAAACTCCTTTGCTAAGTGTATCAAAAGGGAATAGCAAAGAGTATTTAGAGCAATTAAATAAAAAGATGTTCGGACTTACCAACGCTTTAAAGAATGGTAAAGGAACGGATGAGCGTTTACAAGAAATAGAAATGAATTTAAGAGTATGCCAAACCAAATATAATGATGTGATTGAATCACTTATGGTAAAAGAGCCAACGAAAGTTACTCCTGAGCCGAAGCCGAATGGTCATAATGATTTTTATTTGAACTTATTAAAATAATAATTAATTTAAAAAAAAGAAAATGAACAAATTTAATTCATTCTTAGAGAGCAAAAGTATCTCTGTAGAACAATTCAAAGAAAAAAGTGCTGAAGAAATTGCAGGACTTTACAACGAGTACAACGAAAAGAACGCTGAAATTTTAGCTGATTTAGTTGCAAAAGGTCAAGAAGATAATGTTGAAGCAATCAAATCTTTGAAAGAAGAAATGGCTGAAAACACTAAGCTTCAAATGAAGTCTTTAAATGAAACTATCAAGCAATATGGTTTACAGATTAAGAAATTATCTGAACAAGAAAAAGTTGATGGGGTTGGTGTTGTTAATTCTGTTAGAAAAGGATTAGAAGCTAACAAAGAATCTTTATTAAAGATTAAAGGAGATAGAAGTGCTACTTTAAACTTTAAGGCTGCTGGTACAATGTTAATTTCAGCTAATGTAAGTGGTGGAAACGTACCTGTTGAGCAAAGACTTCCAGGAATGGATGCTATTGCTTCAAGAAGAATCAGAATGATGGACGTAGTTACAAGAGGAACTGCTGAATCAAATGTTATTTCTTGGGTATCTCAAGCTAACAAAGATGGTGCTGCTGGTGGTACTGCTGAGGGTGCATTGAAAAACCAAATTGATTTTGATTTAGTTGTAAATTCTGAATCAGTTAAGAAAAGAACTGCTTTCATTAAGGTTTCGGAAGAAATGGTTAATGACATTTCATTTATGACTGCTGAGATTAACAACGAGTTAATGAGAGAGTTATTAAAAGATGTTGAGAACCAAGTTTATCAAGGTGATAACGTAGGTACTAACCTTAACGGAATCAAAACTGTTGCTACTCCATTTGCTGCTGGTTCTTTCGCAGGAACAGTAGATAATGCAAATGAAGCAGATGTATTGACTGTTGCAATGAATCAAATTCAAGTAGCAGAACAAGATGATGCTGATTACGCTTTTGTACATCCAAATACAATCACTACTTTAAAGTTAATCAAGACTTCTACAACTGATAGAAGATACATTGATAGATTAGCAATGGTTGCTGGTCAATTATCTTTAGATGGTGTTGCTTTAATCCCAACAACTTTAGTTACTGATGGAGAATACCTAATCGGAAACTTTGCTTCTGCAACTGTTTATGATAAAGGTGAAATGAGTATTGAAGTTGGTCGTGATTCTGATGATTTCACTAAAAACTTAGTTACTGTATTAGCAGAATGGAGAGGTTTATGTTTAGTTAAGACTAACAGACGACCTGCTTTCGTTACAGGTGTATTTGCAACTGATAAAGCTGCTTTAGAAACTCCTTAATCTCTAGTTTCCTAATCATTAGCCCACTATTAACGTAGTGGGCTTTTGGTGGTAAAAGCCAATACTATGGAAAAGAAGAAGATCAAAAACAAAGCAATTAAGAAAGAAAAAGTTGATTTAAGTAAATTACCTGCTCAAGTAGAAATAATAGCTTTAAAAGATAAGCATTTAGTTGAGGGGCAAGCTTATTTAGTTACTAAAGAAAGTGCTATTATTTTAATTAATAAAGGTGCTGCAAAACTTAAATAATGAGTATAGTAGTAAATACCGATTTTAAAGGGGAATACAACGTTTCTAAGAACTGTTATGACCAATTAGATACTTATATCGAGAAGTACGAAAAGAAGTACTTAACGAAGCTATTAGGTGCTGAATTGTATGGTTTATTTAAAGCAGATTTAACCGTAACTGACCCACAAGTACCTCAAACGCAAAGATTCATTGATATTTTTGATGAATTTAGTATAGATGAGAACTATTGTGTTATTTATAGTGATGGAATAAGAAAAATGCTAACGCAGTTAATCTATTTCCATTATGTTAGAGAGAATCAAGTTGTAAATTCTGCTACTGGAACGGTAAGTAGTGCAGTAGAATTAGGTAATAATGCTTCATTTAAGGGTAATATTGTTCAAGCTTTTAACGAAGCAGTTGATAATTCTCACGCTATTCAATGGTATATTTGTGATAATCCAACGGTTTATCCTGAAGAAAACATACAAATTCTAAGATACACAAGCGGAATATGAGAACTGAATTTCTATTAACAGATGCAGATGCTTCAATTACTCAAATTGGTGAGTATGAAATTGAATGTGGTCAAGATATGAGGTGGATGTTGGCTATTAATAGTAGTGGTTTAGATGGTATTCCTAAAATATACGTTGAAGAAAGTGCTGATAATGTTAATTGGATGCCTTTAAACAACAATGATTGTGAAGGTATATTAGATTACTTCCCAATGGATGATAATTTGATTAGTATTAGAGATTCTTATTTTATGGGTAAATCAATTCGTATTAGAGTTGAGCCAAATGGAAATACAAGCGGTTTGATAACTGCTAAATTAGTTGTAAAGACAAAGAGTAATTAGAATGGCTAAAAGTTACGATTTAAGGAGAGAAGTAGAGGTTGCAAAGATGCAAACTTTAATTGATGCAGTAGAAGGCATTGAACGTGGTACATTAGCCGATTTAGTTAATGTGGACAATATACCTGCTTCATTGACAGAAGTGCTTCTAATGGCTTCTAATGTGCTTAGAAAGGAAGTAACTGTTCAGAATAACTCAAATGGTGTTCTTTATGTTATTAGAGGTGGTGGTGTTACTGCAACAAATTATAATTGGAAGTTAAAAAAAGGCGACCATTTAACAATAGATGATTTTAGAGGAGATATTAAAGGTATTTTTGTAAATGCAACAGGTTTTGCAATGGTATCAGAAAGTTATTATTCATAAATTAAAATAAATAAATAAAATGAGTGTAGTTCAACAATCAAATGATGACTTATTATTAGAGTTAGAGTCAATCGATACAAGAGTAGAAACATTAAACACCAACGTTGCTAAGGAGTCCAAGCAGGACACAATGATAACAGAATTACAGTCTATTGCTGCTAATACTGATGGCTTGGGTTTAGCAGATACAGGTGCAGCAAGTACAGTTGCTATTTCAGTTTCATCTGTTAGTTTATTAGCGGCTAATGCTGATAGAAAGCAAGTAATTATTAGAAATGATACTAATCAAGATTTATACATTGCTCATGGTTCAACTGCAACTACATCAAGTGCTATCAGATTAAAGAAAAATGATGTATATTTGGAAGATAAATACACAGGTGTGATAAGTGGAATTTGGGATTCTGTTGCTGGTGGTGGAAATGCTCAAATAATAGAAGATACTAAAGCTTAATAGATGAGTAATATTGTTATAAGTGGTAGTGAGGATCCTGTTTCAAGTTATTTGAAAGTTCAAGTAACTGAAACAACTTCATCTAATAATTTTAGTAGTAATACACCTACTAATGTTCCTGGTTTAACTTATACAATAACAGTTGCAGGTGATTATGTTTTATATTCTATAATTAATGGTGAGTGCGATAATAATGAAGAAATGGAACTTTATTTTGCTAAGAACGGAACAACTGACATAGATTCTGTTGCACAAGATAGATGGCAAAAGAAAAATATGCAAAGCGTTCAATCAACTTATGCTTTAGATGGTTTGGTAGTTGGTGATGTTATAACTGTTCAGTTAAACACAAATAATGATGATGTTGATTTAGAAAATAGAAGATTATTATTGCAAACATGGGGATAGATTGTTTAAAATGTATCAATAGTGCTTGTTGTAAACTTGTTATTGAAGTTGATAAAGAAGAATATGATAATAGTGTTAAATCTGTTAAAAAGCATTTAGTAAAAAGAACTGATACATTTATAAAAAGATTCCCAAAGCTTGAAAGTAAAAGGAATCATTTTGATGAGATGTATAAAGATAATTTTGCTACATTAGAAAAAAGTGATGATGGTTTATGTGTTTTATTAGATAGAAAAACAATGTTGTGTTCTGTTTATGAAGATAGACCAAAATGTTGCAAAGACTACACAACAAATAGATGTTCAAAAATTAGAGAATGTATAAATTAGAAATACAACCAAAAAATAATAATGCCAACGGTAATTATTTCAACAAATGGTTAAATGACAATACTAATCATACATCAGCAATTTACAATGATTTTGGTGTTGATGTTTATTTTAGTATTGAGCCTTCACAATCTGTAAAGGATGATATTGTAAATGAATATAATTCTTTAACTGTTGATGATTTACTTTATGATGCCATAATCAAAGGAAGTTATGAAACTTACCGAAAAGATGGTGAAGATTATTTCAATGATATTAGAGTTAGTTTAGTTTTAAAATATCAGGCACAAGAACTGTCAGCAGATGATATTTATGAAATAGAATCAAAGTTGGATAGTGTTATTACTAAAATTTTAAGAGGTGATTGGATGAGTGCATCATTTGAGATGGGGAATGTAATAATAGATGGTGCTTTAACTCAAGATTTTTTTGATGAAATATTAAATCACATTAACAGTTACGTAGCAGAAAATTATTAAAGATGGAAAGTTTATTTGAAGCAATAATAAACAAGATTTCAAGCCCTATAATGTTGTCGGTGATATTAATTTTTTCTATCACTTTATATTTTTTGCGTAAAGGGATAAATGAATTTATTAGCAATATTAATGTTAAAGATTTATTTAGAAGAAGAAAATACAAATACAATATTAAAGACCTTTGCAACCACGATTTATTCAATGAATTAGAGATTGCTAAACTTTACAGTTATGAGTTTGAAACTAATGGAGAAACAGACATTACAAAAGGGTTGGTATTTAAAGATTTTATTGATGTGAAATTAACATCTACTAAAAAGAATATGCTTAAAATATCCCAGGAAGCAAATAATGAAATGACTAAGCAAGAACTAAAGGCTCACGTTAACAACTGTTTTAACGATTGCAATGATTGTTTAGGTAAAAACCTTAAAAGGACATTTATAAATAAAGGGTTGAGCGAAAAGAGTGCTGAAATGGTGTTAATGAAATTCTTTTTAATACGAAGTAGAGCATTGAAAAGATACAACAAAAGATTAGAAAGTATTTTTGCTTGTGATTTTTACGAAAACAATTTCCAACTAATACTTGCACTTTATGAAGTTATAGCTTATGAAATAGATGATATTATTTCCAATAGTTATGAAACATTCGTAGAGATTAATGGTATGTTTTATGGTTTAGATTACAAATGAGCAAAGAATATACTATAACATTTAGAA